AGTATATGAAAATGAAGTAGAACTTACTGTGGCTAATTCACAGGAAGAAGCCAATACGTGTATAGAGTGCTTTCGTATGCAGAATCCACACAAAGAGTACACAATCAAGGAGATACAGGTAAGTGCAGTTAAACCCGGATTCGGAAGAGATCCTGATTTACATTGATGATCCTTGTGACGATGTAACACATTGGATTGGTAAACTATAAGAAGTGAACTGCGTTCACTTGTGTTTGTCGCTATCGCTCAAACACCACTTTCTTTTTCTTAATATATAAGAACAATAATTGCGAAGCAATTTAGCATCATGTAGATTGTTTCAGTCAGACGGAACCTGTTTAATGGTTCCATCTAATCTTGAACATCATGTGAGTTCGTCACAGCCAAGACTTGGAAGTAGGTTATTTGTTTATACACCTGTTTGTGGGGCTCTGACCTTTCCCCTACCTACGTCGACATCACGTAAAAATCTGCTAACAAATTGCTTTGCTATCGCAAGCCGCTTCGCGGCATCTTACGCTACCTCCCGCCTCGTTCCGTTGCGGAGAGTTTTTTCAAACACAGTGTTTTCGACTGACAGCATTCAATCTCCGTTAACCAGTTGGCCCAATTCTTTTGATGGCTTACCTCACAGTGGTGGTCGATCAACGTGTACGAGTGTCCTTCTCAGGGGACCTTTTACTCAGCGGTATTTGCAAACTGGCCCGCCAACCTTATGTGCTGTTATGTTTTGCCTAATTTTTCGAGTGCTTCTTTGAGGATCTTTGAACTGCCTACTCTTACATTAATAATTCCGTTATAATACTCGTCTGTCTCTAATACTCTGCGTTCAAATTGTTCTCTAGCCTCAAGATAACTCATTAAGCCTCTGCTATTACAAAAATGGAGAATTTCGCGTGTGAACTTTTCTGGGCCTAGTGCCTCAACGTCTGCCTGTAAGTGTTCTGAAGATCCCCAATAGTCTCTCCAATCACTTTCAACTTTGCTTCTTCTTTTGTTTTTCTTGCCTTTGAGTGGTGGGCGTGTTTTTTTGAATTTTGCTAGTTTTTTGCCTACGTACTTGCGATTGTTGGTAGTGTTTGTTATCAGGTAAACAAATCCTTCGCAATCTTGCGGAAGTTCTTGTACTATTTTGCCCTGATAAGTCCACTCCATGCAGATACTTACCGTGCCTTAATCGTTGGTGTCTTGAATCTGGTTTTGAGCCTTGTTTTGCTTTTTTTCTGCTTTTAATGCCTTGCGTTTTGCCTGTATTTCGTTACGTCTAGTCGTGGCTAACCTTCTAATATCACTAAGGATAACCCGTGCTTTGCGTCCGGTTTCGTCGAAACCTTTTGCTTCAAAGCGTTCCTGTGCGTTATAATAATCCATCATTGCTTGAACAAGCAACTCATGGGTAGACTTAGGCATTCACAATCTCCGTATCATTGCTGTACGAAGTGAACCCGTTATCCTTAATTACCTTCAAGATGTTATTCACACGTGAAGATAGTTCATCTTTATGCGAAATGAGATATATGTTTTTACCACGCTCTCTAGCCATCTTTTTAAGAATACTAATTGAACTTTCTACACCAGCGGCATCTAGTCCGTTATCAATAAGTTCGTCAATAAACAGCAAATTAATACTTTGATATAGACTTTCCCAAACATCGCGGAATGCCCAACTCATTGATAAAATGAGTCTATTTCGTTCTCCTCTACTGAGGTTATCAAAGTCTAAGTCACGTCCTAGTTCTGTAATTTCTACCGTTAAATCGTTCTGAAACACAACTTGATGCGGTAATCCTGTGCGTTCTAAATAGTATTGTAAACGTTTGTTAAGGAATGCCAAGTTCTGATCAATAATACGTTTACGAATAAATGAATCTTTGCTTGTTAACAGTTTGTACAAGAAATCCATATGTTCTTTCATTTCAGAAAGTGCATTCATTTGATCCCAACTAATGTCTTGCAGTGCTTGATCTCGCAGTTCTTCCATTTGTTCTGTATATGGATTTGTTTCTGTTTCTTTTTCTACTTTTCTTTCTTCAAGACTTGCTAGGTTATTTTTATGATTGTATGCTTCTTCTGAACTATCATAAAAGGTTTTAGGACAACCATTGATATCACCAATAGCATCTAATTTTTCAGTTACGTCTTTAAGTTGAAGTGTAATACCATCTATGTATGTTTGACTTTCATTTACATCATTTTGTTTTTCTGCAAGAATAGTTGTGTGTGCTTGGTCATGCAATTCTTGTCCACATGTAAAACATTTTTTGCTTGCAATATCTGTTAATTCTTTTTCGTACTTAGAGTGTGTGCGTTCAGCACGTAGCAAACTACTTTCTAAACTGGCCTTTTCCTTGTTTAGATTTGTTTGTTCTGTGTCTTGCTTTTGCCACTCTTTTTTATCTTTGTGTGCTTGAATTTCAGAATCAATATCTACAGTAGCCAAACTTGCGATTGCTTTTGCAAGTTTTGCAATTTCTTCCGCTTTGTTTGCGTCCCATGCTTTTGATTTAATTTCTAAGTTGTCAATTGATTCTTGTACTTTTTTATTAGCAGTTTCAATACCTTTGATTGTTGCTTCTTCTTCACTCATAGCATCACGTATACGTTTTTGTTCATCTTTTAGACGTTCTGCTTTTTCAGATAAGATGGTGATGCCCAACAACTGCTCAATAATCTCTCTTTGATCATTGGCTTTGAGGGAAAGGAAAGGCTCTGTATATGTGTTGAGCGCCACCAAATGCTTGAACATAGAATGACTCATGTTAATCAAGCGATTGATGTCTTCTTGTGTTTTACGACTATCACCTTGTGATTCGTCAACATCATCCGCTGTTACATCTACGTCTTCTCTATAAAATTTTAGAATGTTGGGTTTGCGACCACGTTCAATTCTGTAATTTTGTCCGTTTGTTTCAAACTCAACAGTAACCAACATGCCTTTGCCGTTGGTTTTGTTAATTAGATTTTCTCTGCGAATCTTAGTAAGTGCTTCGCCGTATAATGCATAACTTAATGCATTAATAATTGTTGTTTTTCCTGTACCATTACGTGATCCTGCATCATCTCCGCCAAGATCTAGGTTTTCACCTAGCACAAGCGTAAGTAAATTTTTATCAAAGTCAACCCCTTGTGTTTGGTTACCCACACTCATGAAGTTTTTTACTGTTAGTGTCTTAATTCTAAACATTACAATCCTCTATAGATATCCAACAACAAATTTGGTTTATATGTTGTGGTATCTATTTTTGTTATTTGATCTGTTACAATTTGGTCCACTGATTCAAAATCAATTTCGCCTGCTTCTAGTTTATTCATTTCGTCATCTGCACTTGTATCAGGCAAAAGTGCTATTTCTCTAACATCATATTGACTTGAAAAGTTTTCTTTAATAAAGTTTGCTTCTTCGTAACTTATATCAATGTCTAGTGTAACCCTTAGATATAAATTAGTTGGTGAAAGTATTTCATCTGTTGCATCAAGCAATCTGCTTAACGGAATAGTTCTGTACTTTGGACAATCTGGCCAATTGATGAACTCGGGCTCACCTCCCCATTCTAATACCATCATACCTCGCTCGTCATCCCATGCATCGGCGTAATTGTGTGGAAAGGCATTACCGATGTAGTAAATATTTTTGCGTTGTTGACGTTTGTGGAAGTGGCCCGTGAACACCATTTCTTGGTTAGCAAAGTCGTCTGCTTTGATTTCTCCTGTATCAGGCATTTCAACCATAGCATTCATTTTGAAGTTAGGAAGTTCAAAGTGTCCAAACATATATTTGCACTTCATCTTTGCAACTTCTTTCCATTCTTCTTGCACCAACCATGGAACCAATGCAACATCGTCTATTACCATTGGCTCATTTACAACTGTAACACCTGGTACATGTTTACCAAATACTACACTGTGAATCTCTCGTTTATCTTTGTAATACAAATCGTGGTTACCTGGAAAGAAGTAAAACTTATCAAAAGCCTTACCTAGTTTTTCCAGTGAACGCAGACTAGCATCCATTGTGGTTAAGTTTAACGCACTTCTATTGTGATGCCAATCGCCCGTGAATATACCTACATCACAGCCGTTTGCTTTTGCTTGTTCAATATACCAATCAATGAATCTTTCACAATCATCGTTGTGTATTTTACTGTTAGATTTAAGTCCGAAGTGTATATCCGTAAATACCGCGGCCTTTTTAAATAATTGTGCCATGCCTTTCCTCTAATAACTCTGTTATTATACGTGAAACAATATTAGTTTGTCAACCTAATAGTCCGCTTTTGGACGTCTAATACTCTTATAAAATTCTGCCAATTTTTCTTTATCCTCTTTAAACACATGTTCATTCTGTCTAGTGAACGAAGGATTAAGATTGTTTTCTTGTAGAATATCATCACGTATATTTTGATTTTTCTTTTCTATGTTCAATACTCTTGTGAAACTGTTTGTAACAGCGGCAGTATAATAAGCAAATGGATTTTCACTTTTACTTTCATCAAATTGCAAACCGATCTGCGACAGTTGTAGCACAGCCTGTGCTCGCATTTCGTCGTTGTATGTGTAACCACGCCAGTTTGAACGTGTGCCATAACGATCAGCAAGTTTTAGAAACATGCGTCCTAGTTCTTCTGAAATACGACCATGATCTTTACTAAAATGTCCATTGTGTACTCCACCTTTCCAGTGACTTTTTCCTACACAAACTAGATTGTCCTTGTCATCATATTTCCAATGTTGGAACGGTGGAAAGTTTACCTTGGTATGCTTGTCTGCTACTGTTTTT